AGCAGGCCAAGAACATTCTTGCTCGCCTGATGGTTCACCGGGCGTGAGCCCTATCGCAACGCGCTTTAAGGAGACAACCTATGCGCGACATTAACATGCTTCGCAAGGCGCGGAGTGAGTCCATTGACAAGATGGATGCCATTCTGACCGCTGCTGGTGAGAATGACCTGTCCGAAGCCGAGCAGAAGTCTTTTGACGATGCTCGCGCCGAGGTTGATTCCCTGGACCTGCGCATCAAGCGCGCCGAAGACGTTGAAGCCCTTAAGGCTAAGAGCGTCGTTCCCGCCGCTGCCCCGGTCGAAGTCAAGGCTTATGCCGCTCCCCGCGCTCCGAAGGAAAAGGGCACCGACTTCGCCCGTATCGTTCGCTGCTTGGCCGCGTCGAAGGGCAATGTCCGTGACGCTGCTTATGTGGCCGAACAGACCTTTGGTCCCGAAGGTGCCGACATCGCCAAGGCGCTGGGTGCTGCGACTGGCTCCGCTGGTGGCTTCCTGGTTCCCGAGAGCTATTCGTCGGAAATCATCGAACTGCTGCGCAACCGCGCCATCGTCCGTCAGGCCGGTGCCATGGTCATGCCGCTGGTCAATGGCAACCTGTCCATTCCGAAGCTGACTGCCGGTTCGACCGCCAGCTACATCGGTGAAAACTCGAACATTTCCACCAGTCAGCCGACGATGGGTCAGGTCCGTATGACCGCCCGTACCCTGGCCGCTCTGGTGCCGGTGTCGAATCAGTTGATCCGCTACTCTTCGCCGCAGGCCGATTCGGTCGTCCGCGACGATCTGGTGGCTGGTATGGCTGTCACCGAAGACGCCGCTTTCCTGCGCGATCAGGGCATCGGTGCCGCTCCGAAGGGTATCCGTTACTGGGCCAATTCGGGCAACGTGTTCGCCACCGCTGGCACCAGCGCCGCGAACATCGAAACCGATTTCAAGGGTGCGATCAACAAGCTGGAAACCAACAACGTGCGGATGATCCGCCCGGTGTGGTTCCTGTCTCCCCGCACCAAGAACGCCCTGTGGACCCTCCGTTCGGCCACCGGTGACTTGGTATTCCCGGAGATTCGTGACGGTAACCTGTGGGGCTATCCGGTGTTTGTGTCGAACAACATCCCGACCAACCTGGGTGGCGGCACTGAGTCGGAAATCTATCTGGTTGACATGGCTGACGCCGTGATCGCGGAAGATCAGAGCATCGTCATTGACGTGTCGGATACCGCCGCTTACCACGATGGTTCCAACGTCATCGCTGCCTTCTCGCAGGATCAGACCGTGGTCCGTGCCATCATGCGCCATGACTTTGCCATGCGTCATGATTACTCGGCGGCTGTTGTGACCGGCGTGGCGTACTAAGCGTCAACGGGGCGGCTCGTAAGGGTCGCCCCACCCAGCTTTGAAAGGATATTCAAATGTCGTCTTTGGGCAAAGATATCGCTGGTGAAATTGGCGCTCTGTACGCGCTGGCTTCCACCGCTGCGACCGCTGGCGGTTCCGGTGACAACACCGAAATCACCGGCGCTACCATCAACACCGCTTCGCTGAACACCGCCCCTGCCATCTATGGCAAGGACTTCAACAGCGTTGCGTTCGTGATCGCTGGCACCACCACCCTGTCGGCCACCAAGGGTCTGACCGTTGCCGCCCTGATCGAAGACTCGGCTGATGGTTCCACCTGGGCCACCAAGGTTGCTTCGGCTACCATCGTCAGCGTCACCTCGACCGGCGGTGGCACCGTCACCTTCACCGGCAAGATCGGTGTTGACCTGACTGCCTGCCGTCAGTACGTTCGCGTCAAGGCGACCCCGAACCTGACCGCCAGCGGCACCGACACCGCCACGGTGTTTGGTGTGGCTGTTCTGGGTGGTGGCAACGAACTGCCTGTCGTCTAAGGTTGCGTGCCCTGCGTCTTCGTGGCGCAGGGCATCACCTGAGTGGAGGGAATAATGATCGTCGTTCGTTTCAAGCAAAAGGTTTCCCCCTGGAATGTGGGTGAGACTGCCGGTTTCGAGGATGCCAAGGCTGCTGATCTGATCGCCCGTGGTGCTGCTGAAGCCGTGACTGCTGTGACTGTTGAGCCTGTTGAAACCGTGGAAGCTGTGATCGATGCGGCTCCGGTTGACCGCATGATTCGTCGGGGCGGCAAGTCTCGATTCTAACGATTAGGGGTTTTGACCAATGGCCTTGTGGAACAATTTGGGCCGGGCCTTTGGTTTCGGCGGCAACAGCAAAGCGGTCAATCTGTCCGCCCCCACTGCTACGTCTGGTGCATTCGGTGGCATGTCCGGCAGTGGTGTCACCATTGACCAATCCGTTGCGCTGACCAACAGTGTGTTTTTCGCCGCAGTCAAGGTGCTGTCCGAAGACGTTGCGAAACTCCCGTTGCGCGTGATGCGTGATCGCAAAGACGGTGGTCGGGATGTTTACGCAAAGCATCCTTTGCAAAAGGTGTTTCAGCGTCCTAATCGCTGGCAAACCCCGTTTGAGTTCATCGAGTTCACCGTCTTTTCGCTGGTCGTGCGGGGCAACTCGTATGCGGTGATTCTGCGCGATTCCAACGGTAAGCCCGTTGAGTTGATCCCGCTCAATCCCGGTAACGTCACGCTGCTGACCGATGTGGATGGCGACATCTGGTATCAGATCGGGCGCAGCAATCAGCACGAACAAGCCATTTTGCGCGACGAACCGCTGACGATCCCGGCGCGTGACATGCTGCATATTCGCGGTTTGAGTCGTGATGCGCTCACCGGCATGTCCATTCTGGAACAGGCGCGTGAAAGTCTGGGTCTGGCTATCGCTACTGATCGCCACGGTGCTCGGTTGTTTGCTGGTGGTGCGCGACCCAGTGGTGTGCTGAAGACTGCTGGCAAACTCAGCGCCGATGCTACCGCCCGTCTCAAAGCGTCCTGGGATGCTGCCCACGGTGGGGTGATGAACTTCGGCAAGACCGTGGTGCTGGAAGATGGGTTGGAATATCAGACCATCGCCATGACCAGCCAGGACGCTGAATGGCTCGCGTCCCGCAAGTTTGCCGTGGAAGAGATTGCGCGGTTCTTCCGCATTCCGCCCCACATGCTGCAAAGCATGGAACGCTCCACGTTCAACAACATTGAGCATCAACAGCGGTCTTATTACGACCAGACGCTGATGTCGTGGTTGGAACGCATCGAGAGCGCCATCAACACCAAGTTCAATCTGCTTGACGAGGGGTGTCAGGCAGAGTTTGATACCCGACGTCTGCTGCGTGCCGACATCAAGTCCCGTTACGAGGCGTATGCTATCGCCCGCCAGTGGGGTTGGAAGTCGGCCAACGATGTGCTGCGTGAGGAAGGTGAAAACCCCATCGGTGAAGACGGTGACATCTACCTCATCCCGATGAACATGATCCCCGCGAGTCAGGTGCTGAACCCGCCTGAAGATGTGTCGCAGGTTGCGGATGATCTGGTGAAGTCTCTGGGAGGCAAGCGTGACTAAACTGACCGATGTTGCCGAACTGATTCGTCGGTCCATCCCATCCATCGTGGATGAAGTGCTGCGCCGCGTTCCGGCACCCCAGGACGGTCCTGACGGTGCCCCTGGTCCTGCTGGTGCCCCTGGTCCTGCTGGCGCTGATGGTGCCCCTGGTATTCCTGGCGCTGACGGTGCTGACGGTGCAAAAGGTGCGGATGGGCGCGGTATTGTTCATCTGGACATCAGGGAAGGAAATCTTCATGTGCTCTATGATGATGGGACTGACCAGTTGGTCGGTAAAATTGTGGGCGAATGTGGTGCTGCGGGTAAAGACGCTGATCCGTCGTCAGTAGCTGCCCTGGTGATGGGTATGTTGGGCGATTTCCGCAAGGATTTGCTGGACAGCGTTGATACCCGTATCAAGTCGCTTGAAACCAGGGTTGACGCGGTAGGTAAGATGGATCAGGAATTGACCGAAACGGTCAAACGGATGCTCGCTGATGACTGACATTCGCACCGCAGCGTTGGCGCTTGCGCTGACCAAGAAGACCATGAAGGCGCTTCCGCCTGCTGCTGACGGGCGTGACGGTGCGCCCGGTGCTTCTGGTCCTGCTGGCGCTGATGGTGCCCCTGGCCCCCGTGGTCCGCAAGGATACGGGTTTACCATGGTTGGTGCGTATCAGGAGGGTGCGACTTATTACGGCCCGTCCGACGCGAACCCTTACTATCAGGTCGTCACTGCTGCTGGGTCCAGTTATGCCGCGACTGATCCTGCTGGTGTGAGTGGTCGCCCGCCCGGTTCCGGGTGGATGCTGCTTGCCGCCAAGGGTAACAAGGGTGACCGCGGTGGTGGGGGTGGTGGTGCGGTATTGCCCGAACTGGGGTCGCTGGCATATGTCACCCCGACCGGCACGCCTGATGGCACCAAATATCTGCGTGATGATGGTTCCTGGCAGACCGTTTCGGGTGGTGGCGGTGGTCTGACCAATCCGGTCAGTTATGTTGATTTCACCGCATCCCCTGGTGTTTCGGGTCAACCGCGCCGCCTGATGTGGAATGCCACGGATGGTACGCTTGATCTGGGCATGAACAATGGTAGTGTCACGCAGCAAATCGGTCTGGAACAGTTCTATCGGGTGAAGGCGTCCAGTGCCATCACCAACGGCCAATGCGTCATGTTC